TGCCTCAAAATCGGGGCATCGGTCAGCCATGTCGTGGCGCATCTTCTCGCGCCTGACGCTGTTCATGAAATTTCTGATGCGTGTCTCGAACGCTTTGAAGTCGTCCTCAAGCGTGAAATGAGTTCCAGCCTCCAGCACCGGGACGATGCGTCGCTGCAGGTAATCATTCAGCTCAGAGGGTTTCGCCGCGCCAGCCGCGAAGATGTGCGCGTCAGGACCATTGTCGGCGTAGAACTGCTTGCAGAGCGGGACCATCCAGGGCCCAAAAATGACATGCGTCAAGTCTTGTGGCGTGAAGATGATCCGCGGCTTGAGATTCATTTTTGGTTGTGCTTCAGAAAACGTGCGCATCGGGTTTCTCCTTGATGATGGCTGGACGCTCGCAAGGGTGAACTCGGACTTCATGAAAATGCCCACTTTATTCAGGCGGTCCGTGTCAATGCCGTTGCGGTTGTACTCTGCCATAGCGGGGCGCAAGACGACCTCGCGTTCCTGCCTAGAGAGCCACTCGTCATCGCCCATCCGCTGCACACGGCCTGGCGGGTACGGCTCGATCTCGACATGCCGGAACACCTCCACGTATATCAGAGCGGCCTCAGCTGAAAATGCGTGGCGATGTCCCATTGTCCTCGACAATAACCCGCAAACAACCCCTGCGAGTCCCTGCTGTTGGTGCCCCACGAGGTACCTGGCAATCGCAAACCCAATCACCACTGCAATTTTCGACAACACAAGGTAATCCGGGTGACGCAGGTTCGTGAGGTCGGCATTCGTCTTGAACGTTGCTCCGGGTGGCACAAAAGGTCGGTAATTGCGTGGCGGGTGAAAAAACCGCATTCTCACCGATAGCAACCCCGTTGCACCTGATACCGGAAGGCAATTGGCGAGCGCAAAGGCGAGCGGGTGGGCTGGCGCGGTCCCGGGCGTGTTCGGCAGTATCGGTAAGCATTCATGACAGAGTCCGTAGTTAGGCTTGCGTCTGTTCTGTGATCGGACGCGATTAGCGCACACGTTCGAATTCCTGAAGAATCCGCGCACAGGCGGCGTGCCGTAATCCCCAGCCCCGGCCGCGACCACGGTGCGCGCGAGCATCTGGTACCGATTTGCCTCAACCGCGAGAGCGTGCGCTTCAGCCACAACGCCTGGCTCAAGATCTTGTCCCGCATTCAGGAAGTAGGCCATACCGGCAAAAGCGCGAACGAACAT